CCCCACGCACCCCGCCGGCTCGGGGCGGATCGGCCAGGCCGCTCCTCCTGAACGTGAAGCCCCGACCACCGGCGATCTATTTTTGAGTGCCGTTTCATGAGCGCATTTGTAGCCAGCGGCCCAATCAGCGGCGGCCATATCAACACCGACCCGTTCTGGCCCTCAATTGATCTTGAGCAGTTGCGGGCAACACTGCGCATCGACAACAGCGTCACGCCAGCCCGCCTAGAAACTGCCGTAATCGCCGCAGCCATCAATATCAACCGTGAGTTGAAGTCGTGGAAAACGGCGCAAATGACTGCCGGCTACGCAACTCTGGATGACGTACCCGATGACAAGATCAACGACGTGTCAGTCCAGGCCCACCTGTACCGCCGTGCGATCGAGGCCGGTACCGGTGCCGAAGTCTGCGAGCGGTACCGCGACTACAGCGCGACCAATACGGGCAACGACAAAGCCGAAGAAACCATCCCAACCATCGACGACTATCGACGCGACCTGCGCTGGGCCGTCCGTGACTTCCTCGGGATCAGCCGCACCACCGTGGAGCTGATCTGATGCCCGTCGCCATCCGCACCAATCAAAACGACACCGTCGACGCCCTTTGCTGGCGGTTCTACGGCCGCACCGCAGGCGTCACCGAGGCCGTGCTGGAAGCCAACCCCGGCTTGGCCGAGCACGGTCCGATCCTGCCGCAAGGCCTTGTCGTCAATATGCCCGAAGCCCAAACCAGCGCGCCCCAGCGGCAGATGGTGCAGCTATGGAACTGAACCCCTGCATCCAAGGAAAACCACACCATGGCTGATCCGACTTCCAGCGTTGTGACTGGCCTGCTCATTGGTTTGGGCCTGTCCACCGTAACGCCCGTTATCGACGACGGGGCGCTATTCGGCGCCATCCTCGGCGCCTGGCTGGTTACCAGTACCAAGCGCGACCTCAAAGTCTGGCAGCGGCTGGGCTCACTGTTCCTGTCGGCCGGCGTGGGTTACCTGTTTGCGCCCATGGCCTTACAGGCAATTCCGTTTATCACCAGCGGCGGCAGTGCATTTCTCTGTGCCCTGGTGGTCATCCCGATCAGCATCAAGCTGATGGTGTGGGTGGAAAAAGCGGACATCTGGGACATATGGCGTCGCATCAGAGGGGGCACCTGATATGCCGAACATCGAACTGGCCGTGCAGTTGATCGCGGCGATCGCCTACCTGCTGAGTGCCCTGCGCCTGGCCTGCTACACCCGAGGCGATGCGAGGTACCGGCGCAGCATCTCGCTTCTGGCAAGCCTGTTTGGCGCCACATTGTGCATCTGCGGTCTGGAGATCCTGCTGGAGCGTCAGCCCACCAGCCTCGGGCAGGCCGCTGCCATCGTGCTGCTCTGCATCCTGATTTTCCGTTCACGCGGCAACGTCGCCGCACTATTGAGGCCCAGCGCATGACCACCACCCTTCGCCATGGCGACCGCTCGCAAGCGGTGCTGATGTTGCAAAAGAACCTCAACAAGCACGGTGCCAGCCTCTACCCGGATGGTGCGTTCGGCGACGACACTGAATCGGCTGTTCGCGCTTACCAGCTGAAAGTCGGCCTGGTCGTCGATGGCGCCGCCGGCGAAAAGACCCAAACCAGCCTGGCCGGTGGCGACTGCACGCAGCTGCTGCGCAACAATGACCTGGTGGCCGCTGCCGAACGCCTCGACGTTCCGTTGGCGAGCATCTACGCGGTCAATGAAGTGGAATCGAAGGGCAAGGGCTTTCTCGACAACGGCAAGCCGGTGATCCTGTTCGAACGGCACATCATGTACCGCCAGCTCGCCACGGCGCGACATGCCGGCGATGACGCGGCAGAACTCAAGCGTCACGCGGACCAGCTCGCCACCGCCAACCCTGCCCTGGTCAACCCGAAGCCTGGCGGATACATCGGCGGTACCTCCGAACACCAGCGCCTGGCCATGGCCCGCCTGATCGACGACACAGCCGCACTGGAGTCGGCTTCCTGGGGAGCGTTCCAGATCATGGGCTTTCATTGGAAGCGCCTCGGCTACGCCAGCGTGCAGGCCTTCGTCGCAGCAATGAGTGCCAACGAATCGCAGCAGCTCGACGCCTTCGTCCGCTTCATTGCAACCGACCCGGTGCTGCACAAGGCGCTGAAGGGCCGCAAATGGGCCGAGTTCGCCAGGCTCTACAACGGGCCTGATTATCTGCGGAACCTCTACGACACCAAGCTCCAGCGCGCCTACGAGCGGCATGCAGCCTGCGAGTGTGGCAAAGGGGTGGCGGCATGATCGACTTCAAAGCGTTGCAAAAGCTGCAGGTGAGGGACGGTGACCTGCTGGTGGTACCGGAGTCGACTGAACAAAGCGATATGGAGTTGTTGGCTGAAGCCATCCAGATCATGAACGGCGCACGGGCCGTAATCGTACGCGGCCCGATCAAACAGCTCGATACCACCGACATGAATAAGCTCGGCTGGTACCGCGCGTGAGCACGTTGCGCCAGGCCCTGTATGGCCTCGCCCTGCTTGGCGCCCTGGTGCTGCTGATCTGGGTCCAGGAAACACGCATCGACGTCGCTGAAGGCAAAACCGAACGGGCGCAGGATGCGGCCAAGACCGCCCGCGAGGATGCAGACCGCAACCTGAAGACGGCCAACACCCTCACCGACACCCTTAAGCAGGAACGCGATGTACAGAGCACCCTGCGCACCCAACAGGATCAGTTGCGCCAAAGCCTGGCCAAACGCGAGCGAACAATAGAGGAGCTGAAACGTGAAAATGACGACCTTCGGAAATGGGCTGATCAGCCTCTGCCTGACGCTGCTCGCCGGTTGCGCGAGCGCCCCGCCATCACCGGCGCCGCCGCTTATAGTGACTGGCTGTCCGGCCGTAGTGCCGTGCCACCTGCCGGCGACAAGCCCGCTCAATAACGGTGACCTCCTGACCGACGAAGACCGCGCCGAAGCCGCCTGGGCTGACTGCGCGGCACAAGTCGACATGGTCTACAAACACCAGCAGGCCAACCCATGAATAAGCCGGAAAGCCTGCGCGCCCACCTCCTGGCCACCGTCGCCGAGTTCAAGCACAACCCCGACCGTCTGCTGATATTCATCGACAACGGCAAAGTCCGCTGCACTGCTGCCCACACCCTTTCGTTTGAATACAGCTTTGACCTGCAGATCATCCTCACCGAGTTCGCCGGTCACCCCGACAGCGTGATTCTCCCGATCCTGGGTTGGCTGAGCGTCAACCAATCCGAGCTGCTGGAAAACCTCGAAAAGGCGAAAGACGGCATCCAGTTCGAAGCCGACATCCTGGACAAGAACAAGGTGGACCTCAGCATTACCCTGCCGCTGACAGAACGGGTTGTGGTCGGAGAAGATGACCAGGGCAACACCACCGTGAAGCATCCGAACGAACCGCAGTACGTCGCGGGTTACCTCGATCCGAACTGGAAGCCTGGAGGCCAGGGCAACACCAGTGAATGGAGGGTACCTGGTGGCGAATAACCTGGAAGCACTGGAGACTTGGGCGGCGGTGCTGCTGGATCGGCTCGAGCCAGGAGAACGAAGCAAGTTGGCGCGAAGCATCGGCCAGGAGCTGCGCCGCAGTCAGCAGAAGCGCGTGATGGCGCAGGAAAACCCGGACGGTAGCAAGTTTGCGCCGCGTAAGCAGAGGAACCTGCGCGGAAAGCAGGGACGGGTTCGGCGGAAACTGGCGATGTTCAAGAAGATGCGGACAGCGACGTATCTGAAGGTCCGCGATGATAGCAATATGGTTACGGTGGGCTTCACCGGGCGTATCGCTCGGATTGCCAGGGTTCACCAATACGGATTGAAGGATCGTGCCGAGCGCGAAGCTCCCGATGTCCGTTACGAACAAAGGGAGGTTCTTGGCTTCACTGGCATGGACTTAGAATTGATCCGAGACTCTCTTTTAAAGCACTTAACAGAGAATTAAATCCAGTGAGACAAAGCGCTTTATATAAAGCTAGGAACCAACCCATTTGGAGAAATATTGATTACGTAGTCACCACCCATCTTTTTTGAACTACCTGTTATCACGAATGAATTACTCGTCCGATCAAATTTATACGTTTGATATTCATGCTTAAGTCCAAGATGGTGAGTATTAGCAGTGAGGCTTCCATTCTCATAAATATTGACTTCCCCATCTCCCATGCCATTCCTGACCATCATCACGGTGCAATTTTCTTGCTCTGTTCCGCGTTTTACTGACGTGTAAGTGACACTTGCGCAGAAAAGAAAATTTCCGACAGGCATAACTTGAAAATTTGTTTTTCCACGCCAGACCTGTCCGAAATCGTAAATTTCCATAATCCCTGTCATTTTGTTTTTTTCCTTTGAATGGTTTGGAGGCAAGCGCTTCAGATAAAATCCGCAACGGATTAAAAGCTGAACAGATCAATCTGTAAAGCAGGCTTATACAAGCACTACAAGCTGCTTCCTCGCACGCGCAACGCCACCATCGGCGCCATGAACGACTTCGCCGCCCTCTCTCGCATGCTTGAAAACCTCATCCGCTTCGGCGTCATCGCCGCCGTGCAGATGGAGCCCCCACGCGTGCGGGTAAAAACCGGAACGCTGACTACCGCCTGGCTGCCGTGGCTCGCGCTGCGCGCGGGAGCTGATCAGCAATGGGATCCGCCCACTGAAGGCGAACAGGTGATCCTGTTCAGCCCATCCGGCCAGCTCGCCAACGGCATTGTCGTAACCGGTCTGTTCAGTGACCACATCCCCGCCAACGGCAACCGCCCCGGCCTGCACCGGCGCACCTACGCCGACGGCGCGCTAATCGAATACGACAGCGTCGCCCATCACCTGAACGCCACCCTGCCCGAAAGCGGCACCACCAGCCTGGTCAGCAAGGGCGGGATCAACATCATCGGCCCCATCAATCACCAGGGCGATTACAACCAAATCGGCAACCAGAACGTGGTCGGCCTGGTGACAGTCTCCGAAGACGTGGTCGCGGCCACCATCAGCTTGGTCAAGCACCTGCACGGTGGCGTGCTGCCGGGCGGTGCGAAGACGGGGAAACCAGAATGAACCGCGAAACCGGCGCATCCATCAGCGACCTGGACCACATCGGCCAGAGCATCACGGACATTCTCACCACCCGTATCGGCACGCGCGTGATGCGCCGCGAATATGGCAGCCTGCTGCCCGAGCTGGTGGATCACCCTTTCAATGACGCCACCCGCCTGCGCGTGTACGCGGGCACCGTCATGGCTTTGATGCGATGGGAAACCCGCATCAGCCTCAGCCGCGTGCAGTTCATCGGCGCGAACCTGCAAGGGCAGTCCGTGCTCGAACTGGAAGGTTCCGTCGTCGACACCAATGAACCCCTGAGTCTGAGCCTGCCGCTGCAACTGGGGGGTAGCGTATGAATTCCTTTGCCGCGATTGACCTCAGCCAGCTCCCGGCGCCGCAGATCGTCGAGCAGATCGACTTCGAATTGATCCTGGCCGAGCGCAAGGCCTACATGATCAGCCTGTGGCCGATCGAGGAACAGGCCGAGATTGCCGCCCGCCTTGAAATGGAGTCGGAGCCCCTGGCAAAGCTGCTGCAGGAGAACACCTACCGCGAAACCATCTGGCGTCAGCGAGTAAATGAGGCGTCCATGGCAAACCTGCTGGCCTTTGCCAAAGGTCCGGACCTGGATCAACTGGCTGGCAATTTCAACGTACAGCGCCTGGTGGTTCAGGAAGCCAAGCCCATGGCTGTCCCGCCTGTCGCGCGGATCATGGAAGGCGATGATAGTTTGCGTGAACGGGCGCAAATGGCCTGGGAGGGGCTGAGCACCGCCGGCCCGCGCCAGAGCTACATTTTCCATGCCCGTGGGGCTGATGGCCGCGTTGCTGATGCGACCGCTGAAAGCCCATCACCCGCCGTGGCAGTGGTCACCGTGCAGGCCCTGCTCGGCGACGGCACCGCGTCGGCCGACCTGGTCGCCACCGTCAAGAAGTACCTGAGCGACGATGACCGCCGGCCCGTGGCCGACCGCCTGACCGTGAAGCCCGCAGAAATCATTCGGTACCAGGTGAAAGCCAAGCTGTACTTGCTGACCAGTGGCCCCGAGTCTGAGCCAATCCTTGCTGCGGCTGAACAGAGCTTACGGGCCTACGTGAACCAACGTCGCCGCCTGGCTATGGAGGTGTCGGAATCCGCCCTGCACGCGGCGCTGTTCGTCGAAGGTGTACGCAAGGTCGTGCTGGAAGACTGGGTCGATATCGTCGCCACCAAGGAACAGGCGCCCTTCTGCACCAGCGTAACCATCACCAGGGGCGCTGAATAATGTGCTCCCAGCAGCTGCTACCGAACAACTCCACAACGCTTGAGCGCCAGGCGGCACAGGCGCTCGCTGAGATTCAGCGCGTGCCGATCCCGCTGCGGGATCTGTGCAACCCGAACACCTGCCCGGTGGCAGTGCTGCCCTACCTGGCCTGGGCCTTCTCCGTCGACCGGTGGGACAGCAACTGGACCGAAGCTACCAAGCGCGCCGCCATCCGATCATCCCGCTACATCCACGCGCACAAAGGCACCATCGGCGCCCTGCGCCGCGTGGTCGAGCCACTGGGCTACCTGATTGAGGTGGTGGAATGGTGGCAGACCGTACCGGAAGGTGTGCCCGGCACCTTTGCGTTGAAGGTCGGAGTGCTGGACACCGGCATCACCGAAGAAATGTACCGGGAGCTGACCTGGCTGATTGATGACGCCAAGCCGCTCACCCGCCCACTGACCGGCCTGGCCATCAGCCTGGACAGCACAGGAACCGTATTCATCGGGGCCTGCGTGTACGAAGGCGACGAACTCAGCGTTTACCCACCGACCCAGCGCGATATCGACGTCAGCGGCTTGTACTGCATCGGTGGCCGCGAACACCATATCGACACGATGGACATTTACTCATGACCGACCAAAACAGCCAGTTCTTCGCGATCCTCACCGCCGTCGGTGAAGCCAAGCAGGCGAACGCCGCAGCCCTCGGCACATCCTGGACGTTTGCCCAGATGGCCGTGGGTGATGCCAACGGCACCGACCCTATCCCAAGCCGCACACAAACCAAGCTGATCAACGAGCGCCGACGTGCTCCATTGAATCAGGTGAAGGTCGACCCGGCCAACGCCAGCGTGATCATCGCCGAGCAGATCATCCCGGAGAGTGTCGGAGGATGGTGGGTGCGAGAGCTTGCGCTGTACGACGCGGACGGCGACATGGTTGCGGTAGCCAACTGTGCGCCCACGTTCAAGCCACTGCTCGCTCAGGGATCCGGCCGGACACAGGTGATTCGAATCAACCTGATCGTCAGCAGCACGGCCAACATCGAGCTAAAGATCGACCCCAGCGTTGTATTGGCGACCCGCGAGTACGTCGACACCGTGGTTGTCGAGGCGCTATCGAAGCTGGACTACAAGCACTCGGTACTGGCGGCCACCACAGCCAATATCGTGCTGAGCGGCATTCAGACGATCGACGGCGAGCTGTTGCCGGCCGGTGCCCGCGTGCTGGTGAAGGACCAAGCTCAAGCAAAGGACAATGGTATTTACGTTGTACCCGCTGCGGGGGCGTGGAAGCGTGCGCAGGACGCGGACACCAGTGTCGAGGTAACGCCGGGGCTGTTCGTCAGTGTTGAAAAGGGCACGGTCAACGGTGACAGCGTGTGGCAGCTGGTGACGGATGCACCGATTGTCCTGGGCACCACCGCGCTGGCCTTCGAAATGGTCGCTGGACGCACGGGTGTGAGCGCGGGCGCTTACACCAAGGTAACGGTCGACAAGTACGGCCGGGTGATTGCCGGTACCACCCCAACCACCCTGGCGGGCCACGGGATTACCGACACATACACCAAGGATGAAATCGCGGCGATGATCGCCCAGGCCTCGGCGTTGCCGGTGGGCTCGATGATCGGTTTCCCGGTGGACAAGGTTGCGCCGGGGTTTCTGGAGCTGGACGGTAGCGTCAAAAGCGTTGCGACGTATCCAGACCTGGCGACGTTCCTGGGCGGGGCATTCAACAAGGGCGACGAGGGCACCGGTAACTTTCGCCTGCCCGAGTCGCGCGGCGAGTTCCTGCGAGGCTGGGATCATGGGCGCGGGGTGGATGCAGGGCGCGCGATTGGCTCTGTGCAGCTCGATAGTCTGCAAGGCTTCCGCATGGAGACGATGCGGACTAAGGCTGGCACAGCCTGGGGTAACGATGATGCCGGTGCTGGCGATCCAGCGCCCGGCCCGCCTCTCGGCGCAGCTACTCCGGGCACAAGGCCACGTAACTTAACGGGCGCTTTCGTAAGTGATGGTGTGAACGGCGTGCCTCGTGTTGGATCAGAAACCCGCCCGCGTAGCTTGGCCGTAATGTGGTGCATCAAGGCCTGGAACGCGCCTATCAACCAGGGAAATATTGATATTGCGGCGCTGGTGCCTTTGGCCGCTCAGGCGACCGAGATCAATCAAGGCACCGCCAAAGTCGCTACCCAAGCTCAAGTCGACCAAGGAATTGATGACGCAACGATTGTCACGCCTAAGAAGCTGCGCGCGGGCTTCAGGGTCTCGTTGGGCGTCAACGGTTATATCTACTTCCCGAGCTGGATGGGCGGACTTGTGTGGCAATGGGGGAATAGAAACTTCACCTCCGGTACCTCCGTGCCGTTCGCAATACCATTTCCGGTTGAGTGCCTTATTGCCTGGGCCGTACCCAACTCAATTGTAGGAGGGAGCCCAAGCACGGTCGCGGCAAACGTGCAGTCGTTGACTACAAACTCGATGATCCTCAGCTGGACTGCCGGCGGGACGTATTCTTTTTTCTGGTTTGCATTGGGGCGCTGATATGTCAGTTATTTACGCGATCTTTAATAATGATGGTTTGTTTCAGCAGATGCTCATCTCTGGGGTGCATGCCATCCCAGATGGAGCGGTAAAGCTAAGCGACGACCTGTCGACACGCATCCTCCAACAACCCAATTCGACATGGCGGATTGACGACTCAGGTGCAATTACATCGACCGAGCCCGATTCAATTCCACCTACGCGCGAGCAGATCGAGGCGTTGCGCCTTCGGTCCTACGCTGATCCGTTGAGTGGTTCAGATCGCTATTTTGCTGAAGCTCAGCGAATGCAAGTGATGAACGAGCCAGGCTGGGAGGCTGTTCGTGCTGCCGGCGTGGCTCGCTTTGAAGAAATTCAGGCTCAGTACCCCTGGGCTTCTGTCGACGAGCCCCTGTAACCCACGCCGCTACAAGTCGCGCCGCTCGCCCATCCGGCGTGCGCGCGGCAGCCTGTGCACTGTCATTCCAACACAGCGCAGGCAACCACCCATGGCCGGTTCAGACTATCTCCACGGCGTGCGGGTTCTCGAACTCAACGACGGCACCCGCCCCATTCGCACCATCGCAACCGCAGTCATCGGCCTGGTATGTA